CTAAAATAGAACCACTTGAAAAGCTAGGGCTTTTGTAGAGAGCGGCATATCTTGAAAAAGATGTTCCACTCTTGATTTTTACATTTCGCAGCCCCGGCGGCATACAAAATCCCCCTGCGTTGACTTCATCGGCCAGCGCAGGGGGATTTTTTGTTTAATTGTATTTTTCAATGAGCTGTTTCACGGCGGCTTGAGCCTGCGGGGTGTCGGGCCGGTGTTCCCAGCCGCGTTCATAGCAGGCAGCTTCCTTGCACATGCTGGAAGTCGGATCGCCAACATACTCGGCAAGCCAGAGCTTTGAAATTCGGCCGTTGTCAATGCCGAAAACGCTTCCTTGCTCATAAACTTTTGCTTCCCAGCGGAACGTGTACCCATCAATGGTTATATATCCTTGCTTCCACATTGCTTATACCTCATTATCCTGCGGTGCGATCGCGGCCACGCCCATCCAGATCAGCCAGTGCTTGCCATCAGAGCTGCGTTTCCACTCACCGCCGAGCGTTTCAAATGCGGCAATCATGCCGTAGTAGCTGATTTCCGGCTCAATCGGGAGCCGCTCCCCATCATCGTTGTACTCGACTTGACCGACGGCAATGTCATCTTTGATGGAGGTCTGGGCGTATGCCCATTGGTTGTCCAGCCTTTCGGCCAGACGCTTGAGGGAAGCGCGAATATCGGAAATTTTCATGGTCTACTCCTTTACCATTCATAGGAGCCGCGCCGCTGACGGGCTTCCATGCGTTCTTTTTCAATCATGGCGGCAATCCGGGACTTCTCTTTGGTACTGAACCCCCAAGCCTTTTCGCAGGGGATGGCAACAATGAAGCCGTCCTCATGGATGCCGTATTCATTGAAATCCTCGTCAACGTACCGCTTGCAGTTGTGCGGCTGGTCGTTGAAGTCGTATTCGACCTCATCAGGAATGCGGGTCAGCTTGCCCTTGATGGGGAAGTTGTTCAGCTTTGCAAATTCTCGGATGGTCATGGCGCTTCTCCTTACTCAATCGCTTCTTCAATGCTGCTGGTGGAATCTTCCAGACTGCTTACTGCATCGGACAGGCTTTCGCAGATTTCTTCGATACGCTCGTACCGTTCGCCGCTCTGGAAGTTTTCGGGGATGTTGTCCCGGTATTCTTCTTCCTCGGTCTGGATTTCCTCAAGTTGCATCTGGAGGGTTTCAAGCTGATCAACGATGGTCTGCAGGGCCTTTCTGCGCTCTCTGTTCATATATATTCTCCTTGATTTTTCATCGGTGGGTGGTTATAATTAAAAAGCGAGGGCGGCGGCTCCTACCCGCCGCCCTGCTCTTACGGATTACTTGTTATCCGTGGGGG